GCGACAGCCGTAGTTCGCAATGACGGTACAGGTAACGAGCGTTTATCATTTTCTCACGGTAAACGAACTCGTAAACTAAATTCTAACATGGAGCATAAGGTTCGTCTTGCTCTTAATCCTCTAAATACTTATGTCCAACAAGCCAATACTCAAATCGTTCAGAGTCAGGGACTTTGTACATATCAGGTATTTGAGATGGGCACCACATCAGACTTTTTTAGTCTGAACGCATCACCTGTTGGTGCTGGTTATAACGGAGTTGTTAACTCTAAAAATGGTCGTGTTTACATTGATTCAATGGATCAGACCATTACTCTCACTAACGCAGATAGTGCCACGGTTAATATGCGAATTTATGAGTTTATTTATCGTCGCGATTTGCCTGTGTCATATTCTAATACACAGTCAATCGTCCAGAGCGGTTTTACTGCTCAATCCAGTACTTCCGCTCCGATTACTTACACAAATCAAGCGGGTACGCTGTTCATGAACAGTCTCTTTACAGCATATTGTAAAATCAGCAAGGTACGGCTAGTGGAACTTGCGGGCGGAAAGTCATTGATATTAACTCAATCTCATAAGACGGGTAAGCGTCTCAATCCAGTCATCGAAGATGTTGCCAATACTTGGTCTATCCCACATTATACACGTGGTTTCGTCATTCAGGCATGGGGTCAGGTTGTTAATGGTACTGCTCTTCAATCAGGAGTATGTTCAACCGCTCGTGTTAAGGTCGATTGTATCGTCGATCGTCGGTATCAGTTTAATCAACCGTTTTCAGCAGTGGGTAATACGTATTACGTATCTGATCTTCCTCTTCTTGCTGTTCAAAACGAAATCAATCAAGACTCTGGCGTTGTCCAACAGGATCAACAGGCCTAATAAATTTATAATAAATTCTTATAAATTAAAAATATCTAATAGCGGAAACGCCCCCCACACCCAACACAAACGGCTTGCGTGCCGTGGGGGGGGCCTCTGGCCGTAACGGTTCGCAAACGTATTGTGGTGGGGGGCGGTACGCAATAACGATTCCCTCCTATACAGTTCTTATTAACATATTATATTAATTTCTTCATCACTACTAACATTATGTTCTTCATCCGTATATCTAATGTTTCTTATCTTCCAGCGATCTTCTGATAATCCTTGATCGCTTGTGTCGGGGTGAAAGTTACAAAATATCATAATTTGTGGGGGATTAAATACTTTAATACCTGTTTCAAATTTCGTATTTGTTATCATACCGTTTAAAATACATTCAATAGCACTATATGATACTTTGTTGCTGTGGCAACGTGGTATATCAATAATAATCGAATTTACTTCGTTCATGTCCGTATTAAATATAATATTCATAATATCAGCCATCTTTCCACCTTGAATAACAACGGTTTTATGCTTTACTGCCATATACTTACAGAAAGATGATTTGCCAAATTTACCTTTGCTTTCCCACCACCAGTGACAACATCTGTTTGTCGATTCTTTACATTCTTCTAATAAAATCTTTTCTGCTTCTAATTGCCATCCGTACATGTCCGCAAGGATAATCGGTTTGGGGAAACCAAAAGTCCAACAGTCGTTGCCGGCTTTGTGATCTTTTTGACAATATATATCAGATGCTTCTTGATTTCTTGTTTTTTCCCAGTGAATACTTTTCGGCAGTTTAAATTCAGTCCATCTCATTGGTTTCTTCAATACAATACATCCCTGAATATGGGGTGTACCATTTTCACCAACTTCTTTTTCGAATACATACTTTTTACAAAAAAGTCTAAAAACGGTCTCCAAAGTCTCCAAAAAATCCGATGGGTAGTTATTCCAAGTGAAAAACCACCCTTTAAGTTGCGAGACGCGCTGTTTAGTATTACCATCCAGCGTGTCTCCATCGGTCTCCATTTTATGTTCATCCATTTTATTGGTAATCAAGTTTTTAAATAATTAAAATTTTAATTTTTTTTTATCTTGTATAATAAATGGCTTCTATCGCATACAGTGGTATCAAAGCTCTCCTCAATCTTGCCAGAAAACACAAAGGCACCAAGGCTCCCAAAGCCTACAAAAAGACTAGTAAGCGTGCTTACAAAGGAAAAGTACCCGGACGCGTACACAAAAAAGCGACAGCCGTAGTTCGCAATGACGGTACAGGTAACGAGCGTTTATCATTTTCTCACGGTAAACGAACTCGTAAACTAAATTCTAACATGGAGCATAAGGTTCGTCTTGCTCTTAATCCTCTA